TGCATATATATTTATTGTAATAAATATAGATTATAATTATAATTTATATACATATAATTTTATAAAAAATAAAGAAAATAAATTTTTAGTATCGTTGTTAACATTTCCTTATTGCACATTCATTGAATAAAAATTGATTTTTAAATAATTAACAATATAATAAATTACTAAGTTAACACAATAATAAAGCACTATAATGTATTTAATTCTAAATAATAATTTATCATATGATGATATTAAAATATTAAATAATATTGCAAATTATCATAATAATTTGCGAATAACTAATAATAATTTATATAAATATATGAAAGATACTACAAATAATAATTATTTGATAGAGGATGATATTAATTTATTACAAACAATAAATGAAGAGTATGCGCAAATATTTGAATTAAAACGTACATTTATTGATGTATTAATTGGATTTATATCTGATAAAAATATTGTTCGATGTGAAATATTAACTAATTTGTTACAAATTAAATCATCAGTAATTCCAGAAATAATACATGAAAATATTATTATTGCAAAATCTGATAATATTCTTGTAGATATTTTACAAAATAATTTTGATTATGTAAATAAAAAAATTTATAAATTAGGTATTATTAATAGAAATCCTTTTCAACGATTAATTATAAAAATATATTATGATCAACATGAAATTATAAATGAAAATTCGATAAAACAATGTGGATTTTTATGTAAAGACATTCAAATGAAAAAATTTTTTATGGATATGGCTTACATTTAATGTAATAATCATGACAAAAAAAATGAAAAATATATATTTTATTTATTATATGATATAAAGTTAATTTTATAATATATATATGTCTCTTTTAATCAAGTCCAACCAATCTAATTCTCTTAGTCAAAATATTCATTCTTATGAAAATTATAATTCAATAAATTCAATAAATCATATTGATTTGATTTATGATATGTTTAATATTATTACATCATCTAACAATAATTTTGTCAAACTAAAAGAATTTATTAATAAATATAATCTCATTCAAGATAAAATAACTGGTATGTATTCATATTATGATTATGATAATGATAATGATAATGTTAATGTTAATGATAATGTAAAAATTAACATCATTCTATTGGATCATAATTATATTTATAGTTTCTATTATAAAAAATCAGACACAGATATAATAAATACATATGAAGTATCAATTAATATTGATTCTAATATGATTTATACAAAATCAGTATCAAATGGATTTAATAATTTCTATTTTGATAAATATAATGATTATGTTCATTCTACATTTAATGGATTTAATGGATTTAATGGATTTAATGGATTTAATAAAATGAATACAACGCATTTTCAACATATATTTAAAGAAATTAAACTAGAATATATTTCAAATCTTGATAAACAGATAACAGATCATATTACAGATTATATTCCAAAATATGATTTTAATCATTTTGAACATACAAAGAATGGTAATATTCAAAATTTCATTATTATTAACAATGGTGTGTTCTTTAACATCTTATATCAAAATCATCACTTATATCTATCAACATGTCAAAATAATATTTCAAATATCAAATATATAGATAATTATTTAGTAGATTCATCTAATACATTTAACATAGATTATCAGAAAGACAATAATACACGCATAATAAATAAAAAAATCCATATTGGAGATAAGATGTGTTTCGATTCAGAAATATATATTGATGGATATGCACACAATATTAATAAAATATATTATGATTTTGAAGGGATTAATATTAAATCTAGAGAACTTCCATATTTCCTATTTGATAATATTCCGAATAAGAACTTAATAACTGTATATGCATTTAATGAACCATGTACATATCATTTTACAGTGAATCTATTAAATCTAAATAATTTTTCAACTCAATACAAATATATCTTAAACAATTTTGGTGGATTATTTAGTATCCAAATTATAACAGCAGATAATGAAATAATTGAATATTATGATTCTAATTCTAATAAAATTACAATTGATAAATCTAAATTAGATTCAAATATAATGTCTGATTATAAAAATTATGAAATTATGCTAAAAGATGTTACAAATAGATATGAATGTGGTAAAATATCATCAGATTACAAAATAAATCTTGATGTGTTTAATGATGTGTTTAATGATGTGTTTAATAAAGAGCATGAATTTGGTTATGATAAGTATTTATATAAATTTATTATAAATTGTGGTCTAACTCAATCCAAACAAGTAGAAAATATTGCAATTGTTGTAGAATCCGGAGCATCTACACATGATATATCTAAAATAATTTTGAAGAATGATGGTTCTATTGAGATTGTCAGAACAAATAATAATAATCAACTTATTGTGAAATCTGCGACACGTAATAGATTTGAAGGTAATGTCGGATATAAATTTGCTATTTCCGGAGGTATTCCTTGTGTTGTATCTCTTGATGTGCCAGATGATGCAGAGGTTGTATTTGATCATTATCATAATAAATTCAGATGTAATAAATGCATTGTAAAAGATATCCAGCCTATTGCGAATAAAAATGTGAAAGAAATAGAAAACACATGTGGTATATGTTTAACTGAAAAACCAAATGTTATGTTTTCCCCATGTCAACACGTAGCGTGTCATCAATGCGTGGCTTCTGTAACTTATGGTGATAATAAATGTCATCAATGTGAAAAGAAAATAGAATCATATATAACTATGAAAGAAGACTTGGTTAGCGAAAAAATACAAATAGAAAAAGCAAATTCTGCAATTTACTGCACTGATTTTGAATATAAGATCGGTGAGACTATTATTATCGATAATTTTAATGTTGTAGAATATTGGAAATGTTCTGCAGGAATACACTTTCATAATAAAATTAATGATGTATATAATTGGTTAGAATTTATTGAAATTCCAGATAAATTAAAAATAAAACAAAATAATATAAATCAAACTGAAAATGAATAAACTGTAGTAACAAAAAAGAAGACAAAAAACAATAGATTAATTTATATAATTATTTAATTTTATTTATAAAAAATTGTATAATTTAGATTATATATATTATTTAATCTTATATCAAAACAATTCAAAATAATGCAAATTAATATTAAAGCTATCTCGATAGATGATGTCTTAGCTCATGATAATAAAAATATAATACCAATAATCATTGGATTGACAATAAAAGACCAGAAAATTATGATGAGGTAATTTCAAATGTACACACAAATAAATGGATAAATCAATTTAGAATTTATAAAAAAATTACAATAAATACAAAACAAGATCTCAATTGGATGAAAGAGGCATATGAAATCGGATCAAAAACAAAAAGATTTCCAAAAATGTTTGATGATGAACTTGAAGATATGGTTAGCAGATATGAATATCTATCATATATATTTATTAATACAAAATATTTTATTAGAAGTGAAGGAGTATCACTTAAAGAAGGTGTACACGGCGTTGATCCATATGTTGATTTCAAATCGATTGTCGAATCTATTGTAACGTGTAGACAAGGTCATTCGCCAATTTATCCAGATTCTACAGAGATAACATTATATTTATGTCCATTTATAGAAAATTTTAATTCGATAAAAGAATTTAGAGTATTTGTATACAAAAATAGAATTACTGCTATAAGTCAGCAAGCATTATATGATGTAAATGATATCCTCGATAAATTAAATGAATCTGATAAGAATGAATTAATAAATAAATGGATAAATATTATTCATTCTTATTTTGAAAATGAAGTAAAAAATAAAATTACACATATTGATTCTTATGTTATGGATTTTGCAATATTACAAGATGACAAACCATATTTTATAGAATTAAATACATTTGGAAAAGAATATGCATCTGGATCGGCTTTATTTGATTGGATTGGAGATTACGAAATATTATATGGTATGAAAGATCCAGAATATATAGAATTTAGATATACATGTGATTAAAAATTGAAATTTTTATGAATTGCTAGATATCCTTTAACTTTTTATATTTTTAGCAGTCGGATAAAAGATATAATTTATTATATTCAAAAAATAAATATAATATATAATATATATTATATATTATATGTCAACAGAAATAGAAGCTCAAATTTTATTTATAAATTATGATGAAATTATAAATAAGATTAAAAAATATGGTGCTAAATTAGAATTTGATTGGACAAAATTTAGAATAGCTATATTTAATCCTTGTCTTAGTATAAATGAACAAAAAGAAAAATATCATACGATTTTTACAAGAGTACGCGATGAAGGTAAAGGAAAAATTACTATTACTACAAAAACTAAATTAAAACCTTCTGCTGAAATAACAGATAATAAATTTGTAAAAGAATATGAAATTGAAACAACTAATTCTTTTGAAGAATGTAAAAATTTATTAATTGCGAATCATCTAAATATGAAATCTTATCAAGAAAGATTAAGACAAAAATGGATAATTCCAAATAAACCAGAAATTAAAGAAATTGTGTTTGATATATGGCCAGGATTACCATTATATATGGAAATAGAAGCAAAAACAGAAAAAGATTTAAATGATTTTTTATCAGATTTAGAATTGTCTAAAGATAATATTAGATATGGTGGAGTTTCTTCATTTTATAATGAAATATTAGGGATTGAATTAGATAAAATAAATCAAAATACACCGATATTAGATTTTAAATCTGTTAAAACAGAACTAGAAAAATTTGTCAATAATAAAGATAAATTCTATAAAATTTTAGATGAACAACAAAAATATCTTAAACAATTTGGATATGCCGCACTATTAGGTGGTAAAAAACAAAGTAAAAAACAAAGTAAAAAAAATAGTAAAAAAAATAGTAAAAAAAATAGTAAAAAACAAAGTAAAAAAAATAGTAAAAAAAATAGTAAAAAAAATAGTAAAAAAACAAAGTAAAAAATATAACATATATAATATTAAATTAATATTGTATATAAATATTAAATTAATATTATATATAAATATATATAATGACAACAATTGATTCACATAAAGAAAATATTAGAATTTTACAACAAAATAGTGTAGAAAAAACACGAGAAATATTAAGAATTATTGATGAATCTCAAGATAGTGGTTCTAAATCACTTGAATTATTAGATAAACAATATGAACAATTACAAAAAATAAATAAAACAACAGAAACTATAAATCATAATTTAGAAACAAGTTCTACTATATTAGGTAAAATTAAATATTTCTTTTTCCCTAGAAAAGCAACTAAAATAGAAAAATTTTCTAAGGAACTTGTAACTGATAATAATGATAATAATGATAATAATGATAATAATGATAATAATGATAATAATGATAATAATGATAATAATGATAATAATGATAATAATGATAATAATGATAATAATGATAATAATGATAATAATGATAATAAT